CTTTACCACCGTCAGCCTTTTCAACTAGTGATGGGGCGACTTCTTTGTATTGTTCTTTGATTGCACCGGAAAGGATATCGTTAAGATAACCCTCAGTGGCTTTCTTTGCATCAATTAGATTCTCATCTAAGATGTGTCTGATTATGTCTAGGCTCTGGGACATTAGGTATACCTTTCCTTAAATTTCGAACAAAAATCAATAGTATTATTGAAATTTGATTGTGTTTGTACTAATCTATTAATTAGATTGGTTTGATTTGTTTCGTTTAAATTGTCAAAAACTGAAAGAACTTTTTTGCTATCTGATGGTCTAAGAACTTCTTCATTTCCATCTTCTAGTACAATAGCTATATTGCTGTTTTGTTTGATACATTCATTAAGAACACCAAGTATTTCATAATTTGGTTTCTCATTATTTAGACTTTCGTTTGATTCAAAAACCTTTTTTAGGGTTTCAAATACAAGAGTTTTCTTTTTTTCTTCTATCTTAGCATTGATAATATCAGACAAGTTTTCTTTGAACTCATCTTCATTTTCTTCTAAGAAATATTTAATTAAAGAAACTGTATTCATCCTTGAAGTCCTTGCTGTTCAGGAGATGGGGGTAGTTGACCTGTCTCCCTTTCTATATTTATCTGATTTTGCATCTGGATAATTTCTTCGTCACCCATTCGCAGGATATTTCTTTTGACATATTCCTCTGAGAAATATTGCCCAATAAGGGGCTGAATTTGACCTAACATCTGTAAGCGATTTGTTAGGATTTCATTTTCTTTAAGTTCTGTGAAGTATGAGTCCCTATTAAAGATGATTTCAATATGGGGACTAATTTCATTCCAGTCATCCTCGGTGATAATTCCCTTGAGAATACACTGGACTCGTAGAACGTCCAAGAAGATGTGTGAGAACCTAGTTCTGAGTCTTTCAATATACTTGTAGAAGTTAACTTCATCCCGAGTAATCTCTGCTGATCGACCCATATTAAAGCCACTGTCAGCTTGCATTCGAGTGATTGGTACATTAAGTGCGCTGTATACTTTCTTGAGTAAATATTCAACATCTTCCATCTGACCGAGGTTCTGACCTCCGGGTAATGTAGTAATTTCAGTTCCTCTACCACCTTCACGGCGTGGTAGGTAATAGTCTTCGAGCATTGACATATGATCTCTACTATCGTTGACCTGTCCTGTACCCTGATTGTATACCATTTTGGTTCGATATCTCTGCATGACTTCTCTGAGATATTGTTCGGCTTTTTGTTTGGGTAGGTTACCAACATCGATATAGAAAACTCTTCGTTCTGGTGCTCTAGAAACTCTATAGACTACAACGGCATCTTCGATCTGTCTGAGCATGTTTATTGGTCGAATTGCTTTCTGTAGATATCCAACAACTCTCTTTGAATTTGCATCAACAAGACCTGAGCTTGCATATGCAATAGAATCTTTGGTGATGTTTAGTCCTGTATTTGATGTTGGATAGACTGAATCTTGTTCAGTATTGGTGTAAACATAGTACTCTTCTATCTTTTTGACTGTGGATACTTGATTACCGGTAGAACTTTTGTCACGAATAACTTTTCTAATTTTCTTAAGCTTGGTTGGATCAATGGGTCTAAGTTCTTGAATGCCCCTAATTGGATCCTTTTCATCAATTATAATTTGGTAGTAGAGCTTAGAATCAACGTACCATTTTCTGAAAATTTCATATGCTTTTTTGTGGAAATCCATGAGTCGAAGAACATAGTCGAACTCTGTTTGCATTTTGTTCTTGATTGTTTCGGATAGTTTTACACTACCCAGACCAACCTTTACAGGCTTTCTATCACTACCCATAACAATTGCTTCGTTACAGATGTCTTCGATTGCATTATCGACTTCAGGAAAAAGGGCTAATCCACGGTATCTTTGAATGAGTGCGTTTTCATCTCGAACAGCTCCAGTGAAATCGACATACGTCCCCATGATTCCGCCGGTTTCGAACGAATATGAACCATCATATTCATCCGGAGAGATTGCAGATGTAGCTACAGATGCAGGTTCGGTTGCAACACCCTCACTGTTTCCTGTAGTTCTTCCAATTGTGAAACCTAATAGATTAATCGCCATTTTTTCTCCATACTATATTAATAGTTGATACCTTTAACTAAGTTGTACTGGTATTCAACTGTGACTGTGAATTCCACTAAAGTATCTATGGAGTTTGAATCCATAGAAATTGGACCAACGATGGTTGGCCAACAACCAATAAGTTTTACTGATTTGATTATATCACCACTAGTATCAACTTGATGAATTTCCCAGTCTGTAGTAAATTTGTTCCATTCTTGACTACTGACGTTTGATTCATGATCATTGATCACATTGCTCCATTTATTAAAGCTGTTCCATAGTGATTTATTTTTACTTGTATTTTGATCAAGAACTCGGAAGGTCCACGGGAAGTAGATTCTATCACCCGGCCACTTTAATATCCTACCTCTGTATGGAACTCTGATAGGGTTTACCTGACTCGGTGGTAGACTCGCTGCTCTGATAAAGAATTTATTCAAGTCAGTTTCGGAATCATTAACGCCAGTTGGAAAATTCATTTCCACGTCATAACGGTGAGTTCTATTACCCCCGGTAAACTTATCAATAAATACGTCTAAGTTACTATCGTTCGCCATCAATATCCACCGGAACCGGATGTGAGATTATTACCAGAACTAGGTGCTGCTGTTGGTGTTACATTACCAGTTGTTGAAGTTGTTCCACCTGATGCGGTGCCAGAGCTAGTTGATGTACTAGGAATAGCTTGTGTTCCAGCCTTTGCAGTAAATCTGAGACTTACATACTGTACGCTTCTGGTAGGTTTAATTTGTAGATCTACAACAAAACCATTGTCGTCAATAACTGTTTGTGGGTTATTGACAGTATCACATACTATGCTATATTCACTGATACCACCTGCTGAAAGCACACTCCGCAGTATTGGAGTTGCTGTGTTTACAAAGGCTGATCTATTTGTGGCATCATTTCTTTCAAAAAGATATTTTCTTGCAACAGTTGATACTGTACGATTAAGGTAGATAAACGTTCTACTAACATTGACGTAATCAAAGATAGCTGGATCGGACTGTGACTCCCTACGTCCAGTTTTATCTGAGAAAATTAATGTACCCTCACCTTGGAAAGTTCTGGTATGGTTGACTTTGTTACCATCACCCGAAAGACAAGTGATGTCACTGTTTGTTGGTGTGTATTCTAGACGAACAACGTCAAGAATTCTACCACGTTCTGTTCCGGCAGGAGACCCAAATGGTGAACTACTAGCAACAGTTCTTGCCATACAACCCGCTGCATCAGAAGCTAGTGGTGTTGAAATCAAATTGTCCGAAGTTTCGTCTCCGATGACATATGACTGTGAGGTTCCTAGATGTAACTTCTGTCCAGCTATGTGATAGGTGAGTTTACTTGGACTACTTGACAGATCTGTCGATGATGATGGCAAACCAAGAACGTTTTTGGGGTTTCCACAAGAACCAAGTTTTCCAGTAATAATAACAGGGCAAACTGCGATACAGTTACCTCTATTATTTGCTATGGACATGATTCGTTCATTTATACTATAATCGTTTGTGAAAACACAGTCGATGTCAATAAATAAATTTTCTATAGTCTCAAGAGTGTTGTTTTCTGTTGATACTAGATTGTCAGCCGGACCTGCAATAACACATGTTCCACCATATCGTAGGTAGTTGTGTACAGCCCACCACTCAGCTTTCCATTCGTCATCGGGACCGTCTGGCCAGTTACCAGCAGCGTTACCGTTTGGTGTTGCGTTTATGCTCTGCTTTTCATCATCATCGATAATTCCATCTAAATTAGTGTCTTCATCGATATACCAACCTGTGGTATATGTCGAGGTAAGACGAGCGTACCAATCAGCAACGCTTTGGACTACCATGTACCCAAGTTCTCTTTCATCTTTAGTCGCAAGGGCAGCAATTAAATTATTAAAACTAGGAAATGCTGCAACGAAGTTTATATTGGTTGCTTCAGTTCCAAGAGGGATAAATCCCTGTTGATCTAGATTTATTGTGACATCTGGCATTATACTCTCCCGGCGAGGCTTCTATAGTTCTAAGTTATTTATAGAAATGGATCGTCGGAGACCTGCCAATAATCTTCTCCATCATAAAAAGAATTCGGTTCCTGATCATCAACCGTGCTAGAGAACCCAAATGGTAGGATATCTTCCTCGATTCTCTTCATTTCATCCTCATAGATATCTTTTCTGATATCCATATCAGTCAGATTTTTAAAATATTCCTGTCTAGTGAGCCATGCAAATAGCACCAAACACATTACTAGGTCATCGTTATGACCAGCATCTGCCTCAAATGATGCACCTTTTGCTACAAATGTGTATAGTTCTTGGATTATATCCATATCATCTATTAGTAACTTATCGTTTTCTATTAAACTTTTCAGAACAGAACAGCCCATCTTTTTGACTGGACCTGTAGTCCTAACGCCCATCTGAGACTGAGAACCACCAAAACCACTACCAATAACCTGCCCTGCTCTACCTTTGTATACAGACTGTAGAACATTCTCATACTCAAGATCTTGGTACAGGATATCCGCAACCTGTGCTCCGATGTCATTAAGTTCAATTAGACAGTATGCTTGATTGTATTTGTCACCGACACTTCGGATCACAGTGGGATATACAAGCGGTGAAATGGTATTATTTCTGAATCTTGCAACAACTTTATATGGACTAATTGTTATATCCACAACAAGAAATGCGCTATAATCTAAACCTTGACCACGAGCGGTATCTACGGACATCACATATAGATGGTCTTCTTTGGGTTGTTCGTATATCATCAAGCCATCATTGTTATTATCTAATGGAGATATAAAATTTAGGCAGTGTAGCTTTGACGAAGAAATTAAGGTATTGGTTGAACCAATAAAGTCACACTCAAATTCTGTCTGGAACTGTTGCTCACTTGTATTTGCAATTTGCTGATTTTTCCACTCTTGATCCCGTAGAGGCCCGCCGGGGTACTTGGGAACCTGTGACCAGTGAATCTCGATTGGAATATATTCGTTCTTGCCTTTTTCACCTTCTCGCTTAGTAGCTCCCCTCCAGTAATGATAGAATAGATTGAGTCCATTGGGGGTTGATACCATTAAAACCTTTGTGGACTGTCCAGAGGTGATCGTAGGGTACACAGAGCTAAAGAATTCCTCTGCAATATTCTGGGGAACGTGTGCAAATTCGTCAAGGAAGATCATGTTAAACGATCCACCACGGACTGCGGATGCTGATGTGGATGAGGCTATAATTCTTGATCCGTTCTCAAGCTCAAGTGATCCCTTGTTCCACTCGATAATTCCTTGCTGAAGCCACAGAGGAAGATACTCATATGCCATTTTTAGACGACTGAGGATTTCTCTTGCAGTGGATTGTTTGTTTGCGAGGACAGCAACAGTCATGCTCTGGTTGAACAGAACATAGTGGAGAATATAGGCAATCATTGTTGTAGATTTACCAGACTGACGAGGTAGCTTTGATATTACAAATCTATTATTATGAACAGCATCCACAATTTCTTCTTGGTAGTCATATAAATTGAATGGTACAA